ATCACGTCCTGCAGCTTTAACTTCAGCTAATCCCACCAATTATTTTAGTGAGTTTTGTTATGATGCATTATTTTATTCATGCATGATTGAAGCTAGTGTGTTTATGAAAAACTTTGAAAACATGACATTGTTTGAAACACGATATAAAAATGCTATTGATGGTTTACGTAATCAAGCAAGAAGAACAAGACAAGATGATATGCAAAGTGCAAATAGTCCTACAGGTGGACCTAATACTTTAATACAGGGGTCAAACTAATGAAAAAAGAATTAGCAACAAAAGCTTTAGAAATATTAAAAATGTATGCTAAAAAAAATCCTAAAATTCGTTTAGGAAATGTAAAAGAAATTATGTCTGAGCTACAAGGATATCCTAAAAAAACACTAGAAAGTATTATAAAAGATTTTTCACCTAAACCAGAAATAGTTACAAGAAAAAAAATTGTTTCACCATCAAATAGACCTCCTCCAAAATTAAAAGTAGTTCCTACAAAAAAGAAAAAACGTGGAGGAATGATAGGAGGGAATGAGCTTGTATCTTCCCTATATGATAAGGTATAATATGGTTATGTTAAGAACAAATATATCACAACAAATTACTAAACCAGGTAATAAAAAAAATAAAAAGAACAAGAAGACTGGGATGCAATATCAACTTTATGGAGGTAAAGTATCCAATGACGGAAATAAATTTATTCAATCGTTCTATGATAAAGGAGGAAACTAATGGGACCAAGAACTAATTTACATCCTAACCCAAAGCTTTCTGAGATTACAGGAAAACCAACAGGTCAAGGATACGGAGCTGCTAGAAAGGGACCTGACGTTCATGGTCCGATTCAAGATGCAGTTGTTAATGAAGAATATCAACAACCAAAAGATTTTGCTACAGAGTTAAAACCTGTACCAAACATATTTGTAAAATAAGGGGGAATACAAATGTCACTAATAAGATTAGGAAAAATATTAAAAGGAGTGAAAACTCAAAAACAAGCTAATACAGCTATTAAAAATTTTATGAAAGGTAAAAATGTATCAACAGAAAACTTTAAAAAAAGTTTAGGAAATATTGTTGATACTAATAAACAAAAGTTTGCTAATTCATTTTTAAAAAATAATTTAAAAATGTTTTCTAAACCAACAGAAAAAGCTGCAGCAAAAACTACTAAAGGAACTGGTGCAGGGTCTGTTAAAATTAGACAAGCTACTAGAATTACTGGTATTGGAAAAGGTATTAAAGCAGCTTTTGAAGCAGGTAAAACAACTCCAAGACAAGTATTAGATTTTCTTAAAAATGCAGGAGTAAAAGTAGATAAAGATAAAGTTTCAGCTTTTATTGGTAGAGCTGCTGACCCAAAAAAGAAATCTGTTGCTGAAGGTATGTTAAAGATTGCACCTGCACCATCAGGTAAAAAAGCTGTAGGACAAACTATTAAACAAGAAAAGTTAAAAGGTAAAGCTCAAGGTGGATTAATCAATAGACGTTATGGTGGAATAATTGGAAATAAATCTTCTGGTCATAACGGTAATGATATAGTTGCTGCAGGTTATACTAAAATTGCCTAGGAAAAAAAAGAAAAAGGGTAAGGGAATGCAAGGCATGACCATTGGTAGTGGGGATAAACGTCCCACTAAACAAGGTGCAGGTCTAACTAAAAAAGGTGTTCAAAAATATAGAAGACAAAACCCTGGAAGTAAATTACAAACTGCTGTAACAGAAAAGAAACCTACAGGTAAACGAGCAGCAAGAAGAAGAAGTTTTTGTGCTAGGTCTGCAGGGCAAATGAAAAAGTTTCCTAAAGCAGCTAAGAATCCAAATTCTAGGTTAAGACAAGCTAGACGAAGATGGAGGTGTTAAGTGTCATATTTAATAAGTAATATCCCCCACTTTAAATGTTGGGTTAGAAAAGAATTTACCCATAATCATTTAAAATATGACGATGAATTACTTCATGGTATAGCTTTTGCTGTTACAACAATTCCTGATAGATGTTTATCATTTCAAGTTGTATTTACAGGAGTTGGAGAAAAAGAGAATGTACATGGTGGTGCAATGTGGGCAAGAATGCCAATCACAGCTTTAATAGCTGACGAAGTATTAGATGAAGCTCCTGAAAGAATGGAAACACATTTAGCTCAACCTTGGGATTGTTCTTCAAGAACACATTCAATTATTAAATTAGACTTGTTAACTGCAAGTCCTTGGTTATGTAAAATTGGTGGTGAATTTTATAAAGGTCGTTACATGTTTACCGTAGATTTTACAGAAAGTGATATTTCTGATTGTCCTGCTCAACATAAACAAAATCATGTTTTACAATTAATTGATGCAGGTAATTGGACAGGTAATATAGTAGCATTACCAAATAATAGAGTTCGAGTAACTAGTCCTGCTCTCTGGTTAAAAGGAGAAGGTGCTCCTGATTTTGTACCTTCTCAACATCTTCATTCATCAGAGATTCATGATAGTTATTTAGATGCAGAGCAAACATTTAACAATCTTTACAAACAAGAAAGGAAATAAAAATGCCAGGTAAAAAAACTAAATATATGTCAAAAGGTGGAACTGTTAAAAGAATGGGAGGTGGTCCCACAAAGAGAACTAAATATATGTCAAAAGGTGGAACTCTTAGACGTAAGTCTGGTGGTAGAACTAGATAATGGCTAAACTTTGTCCAAAAGGTAAAGCAGCAGCAAAACGAAAGTTTGATGTATACCCATCAGCTTATGCAAATATGTATGCATCTGCTGTTTGCTCTGGTAAAATAAAACCTGGAGGAAAAAAGAAAACTAAAAAGAAAAAGAAAAAAACTGTTAGAGCTAAGACTGGTGGTGGACTTAGAAAATGGGTAGGAGAAAAATGGGTTGATATTGGAGCTCCTAAAAAAGGAGGAAAATTTCAACCCTGTGGAAGAAAGAATGCAAAAACTTCTAAACGTAAATATCCTAAATGTGTTCCATTAGCTAAAGCACAAAGAATGACAGCATCACAACGTAGGTCTGCAGTAAAAAGAAAAAGAGCTAAAGCACAAGGAGTAGGAGGTAAACCTACATTTGTGTCAACATTTAAAAAGAAAAAAACAAAAAAAGTATAATATGGTAAGAAGATTAAAAAAAGTAACTAAACAATTAAAAAAAGCTTCTAAGCTTCATGCAAATCAAGCAAAGATAGTTGCAAATTATGTGAAAAAGAATGAGAAAAAGAAAAGACCCAAAAAAGGGAACAGGAAAAAAACCTAAGGGTACTGGTCGTAGATTATATACTGATGAGAACCCTAAAGATACAGTAAGTATTAAATATGCTACTGTAGCAGATGCAAAAAAAACAATAGCAAAGGTTAAAAGAATTAAAAAACCTTATGCTAGAAAGATACAGATATTAACGGTGTTAGAACAAAGAGCAAAAGTACAAGGTAAAAACGAACAAGCTAGATTAGCTAAACAAGCTAAACAACAATTAAAAAGGGCTAGAGGATAATGGCAACATCAGGAACATATAATTTTAATTTAGATATTGATGAGATTATTCAAGAAGCTACTGAGATGATTGGTGGTGAAGAAACTCTTGGACATGAACCTGCTTCAGCTAGACGTTCAATAAATTTAATGTTGAATGATTGGCAAAATCGTGGTATACTATTATGGAGTACATTTACAACTGCAGTAACAGTAGTTGCAAGTACAAATACAGTTTCATTAGCTGACTCAGTTAGTGATGCTTTAGTAGTTACAGTTCAAACAAGTGCAGGTGGAGCTGAAACACAATTAACAAGAATATCATTTGAGGAGTTCAACGTGCTACCAAATAAATTTCAAACAGGTCGAGCTACTCAATATGCAATAAAAAGAAACTTATCTAATCCAACTCTATTCTTATATCCAACTCCAAATAATTCTACAGACATTTTAAATATCGAAGCTATTCGACAAGTTGAAGATGTTAATAAATCAGCAGGACAAAATGCAGATGCTCCTGTTAGATTTTTACCTTGTTTAACAGCAGGATTAGCTTACTATTTATCAATGAAAAGAACAGGAGTTGCTGAAACAAGAATTAATATGTTAAAAGCAAATTATGAAGAAATATTAATGAGAGCCATGGAAGAAGATAAAGAGAGAGCAAGTATTTATTTTAAACCTAAACTAAGGACGGTATAGTGGCTTCTAATCGAAGAGCTAAAGCAATGTGTGATTCATGTTCATTTGTATATGACATGAGAGTTATGCGTTTAAATAGTTATAATCTATTAATATGTCCAGAATGTTTTGAAGGTCAGTATGATTTAAAAAATCATCCACAAAATAAAAGTCCAGATGTAAGAGAAGATATTGTTATTAGAAATGCAAGACCTGATACAACAGGTAGAAACTTAACCTGGGAACAAGCTAATTTTATTTGGGATGATACTAAAGTAAGATTTTGGAGTAACGTATGAGTTCATTTGATGGTAAATTAGTTTCAAAAACATATAAACAAATCCTTAAAATGGCAATCTCTGCTAATGAAGGAGTTAGTGCAAGTTTAATAAATGTTCAAACAGGTGATGGAGTTAATACTGCATTACAAGTTGCAACAGGAAAAGTTCAAGTTGCAGGCACATTTGGAGTCGGAAGTGATGTTTCTGTTTCAGGAGACATACAAATTTTAGGTAAAGTTTGTGCTTCAACTTATTTTGGAGACGGAACAAACTTAACAGGAGTAACAGCTACAATAGAAGGTAATATATCTGTATCAAATATTGTAGCAGGAGGAACATTAAATGTAGCAGGAACTACAACATTAACAGGTGCTGTTATGGTATCTGGTGGTTCTATAGACATTAAGAATACAGGGTCACAATCTAATATTAAATTATACTGTGAGTCTTCTAATGCTCATTATGCAGCTTTACAATCTCCTCCACATTCTTCATTTAGTGGTAACTTAACAATAACACTTCCAACAAGTTCAGCAACATTAGTTGGTACATCTACTACAGATACCTTAACAAATAAAACATTTGGAGATGCAGTAACTTTTGATGATGATGTTTCTGTATCAGGAAATACACATTTAGGTGGTACGGTAACTATAGGAGGTGCTGCACAACTTGGTTCAACATTATCCGTAACAGGAGCAACACATTTAAAAAGCACAGTAAGTGTTGGAGGAGATGCTACATTTGCAGAAAAAGTTTGTGCATCTGCATTTTATGGTGATGGTACAAATATTACAGGTATACCTATTACAGGTAATATATCAGTTTCAAATGCTATAATAGGTGGTACA